CATCAACATCAACATCAGCAGGATCAGAAGCTAAAGTACCACCAGCTTCGTTATACCAGACATACTGATAAAAGTAACGAGTTGAACCAGTACCAGATCCACCTTTAGTAACAGTTGGTTTAACAGTAGGGTCAGCTAGAGATGTATAGATGTGCCAACCATCTTCATCTAACCATACAAGATTATCATCTTCGTTGGCAAAATAAAGTCTTGAACCAATTTGAACAATCCAAGTAGTAGAGTCGGTGTTAAAAGTAGGAGTACCAGAAGTAAAAGTAGGAGTACTACCAGAATATCCATCTGGAGCAGTATCAGTTAATTTTGACCATAGTTCAGTAGTGTAATTAAAGTATTCTGGTTTTCCATTGTCAGATATACGAATAAGTCTTGAAACTCCATCTATATTGTAAGAAGCTTTTAAAGTGTTAATTTGAGTAGCATCATTATCAGCAGTTTGACCAATAACCTTAGAACCTTGCCTTTTAGAGATAGTTCCATATTGAGAATAGATACCATTAATCAACTCAGATAATTCAGAGTCTTTTAATGTTGATGGATGTGCTAAAGTATTTAATCCCTCTGGAAAACCCTTACTTCCTGATCTTTTTACAGGAGGATTACTTCTGCGTTTACCTTTAACAAACATTTATATTCCTTTAATATTGGTTATTTCTATTAGTTCTTGTTGCGTATCTAGCTCTAGCATTTGCTAGATAGTCAACATGAGTAATGTTTTCAGAATTAACAATAAGCTCACTTTTATCAGGTAATGTTTCTAAACTAAGATATTCTGAAAAACGATTTTCAGCCATTTCTTCAGCTTTATCTTCTGAACCCTCAGAACCAGTTGTTCTAAAATATTCTTGAAGAGCTCCATAAGCAACCATATCTCCTGGTAAAAGTAAAATATCGGCAGACGCAGCTGGTTTAGGTGGATTAGAAAAATACCATAAAACAACAGTGTCATCTGTTTCTTTTATTGCAGTAGAAAATCTCATTTGCCATTTACCGAAATCATCATCATCTGGATCATTAATCATTTCAATAAAGATATGTTGATCATCTGAATTTGGATTTTCTTGCCAGTCAACTCCATTAACTACTAAAGCAAACAAACCATTTGGTTTATGAAAGCGAGTTGGCAAAACATGTGTTTCATCATCTTCTGTTAAAGTAATTACTTCTCTAGTCAGACATCTACGCCAAAATCCACGTCTTGCATATTCTTCTTGTTTTTGTCCTATCCAATTTACCCAATCTTCGTATTCTTGTGTATCTGTATTTGGAATAGAACCACCAGCAAAAGGTGCCATTGCTGACAATACTTCACCTAATGTTCTAATTGAACTTTGAATTTCTGTTGACATATTATTCTCCTTATAATTCTAATATTAAGGTTTAATCAATGTGTTTGTGTCTAAACGTTAAATACCCCCGCCTAAACGAGGGTATTTTTAGTGTTTAACCATTAAACAGTTTAGCTTGCTGGATAAGGGAAAGCCACAGAATCTGCTGAATACAAGTTTACAATATCTTCAGCATCGAGATCATAACTAGCACCATCTGGAACTTGAAAGACCTCTCTGTTTCCAGCAGTATTAGTACCAACTAAAAAGTTAGTATAATCTGCATCGCTGTGAGCTGCTGTGTTAGACATAATTATTTCCTTTCGTGTTAGGGAGTAGCTTGGAACTACTCCCTATTTATATTATTTTATTCTCAAAGTCCAAGATTGTGTAAATATACAGCTGCTTCTGGGATATCCAGTTTAGTCGTATATTCACCTAATACTTGCCATCTATAACTATCACCCATCTTAGCAAGTGGAGTTGTGAACCATGCTCGTTTTTGCATAGCTTTGTATCCAAATTGACTTTCATCAATAAAGAACACTAGATCGTCCATTAATCCAGCCATACCTTGAAGTTGAACAACTTCAATTTCACCGAAGGTATGAGAATTGTATTTCTTAACAACTCCTAATCCTCGAGATTTCTCGCTGATTGTGGTTCTCATAGTATCGTCTTGGATATATTTAAACTTTTTCATGAAAGCATTAGAGACATACATGACTGGTTTCTCAAAAGCTTTTTCAGCAATGATATCCAAACAGTCGTCAATCTTATCTTCCACAGTTCTATCAGTAGCCCAAATATTGCCACCAAAATCAACCACATTGTCAGAAGCGTAAGTATCGATCATATACTTCAATCCACCCATGGTGAAAGTTTTTCGACCTTTGTCTGCGGTTCTTACACCAACTAACAATTGACGTTGAAGTTTCTCAACCAATTCCATCTGCTTTCTAGCAATCAACTGACCTGAGTTTTCTTCACCTCTGATCATAGCTGCATGTTCAGTTCCAGTTAAGTCTACGACATCTTCTAAAATAGAAGTGTAGTTATAATAATCTGCAAATGGAGTGACAATCATGTCATCAGCATTTTTACCTTGAGCAGTAGCCATACCTACGATAGTAACTTTTTCGTTATTTATCATAGTTGTTTGAGCTGTAGAACCAGTCAAAAATCTAAAAGTAACATCGACACCACCACTAACTTCAGTAACAACATATTGAGAACCAGCTGCATCTTGAAAAACGTCATCGACGTTAAAGACACCAGCATCGTTTACAACAATAGAAGTACCATCATCAGCACAACCAACATTAACAGTAGATTGTAACTTTCTGTTATCTCTAGTTGACCACTCATATTTATGAGATTTAACAGCATTTTTAAAATTCTTACCGTTTAAACGGTTAATCAATTCCTTACGGTATTTAGGGAAATTGACAATTTGATCTTCAATATCAATATGAAGATCAAGATCAGATACACCAATAGTGGATCTTTGACCATAACTTATTGCATTTGGCATAATTTTTTATCTTTCTAGGTTAATTAATATTAACCTCTAATAGCTTTTTGTATTCTCTGAGCAATCACTGTTCCAGGATCATTTGATTCTGTTACCTCTCTCGAGGTGCTTTTGCTAGAGGTAATAACTTTACCTGCTTGTTTGACATGAACATTAGTTTGAGCTTGTTCCAAACCTTTCTTGCTTCCTCTTTTTACAGCATCCATAATGGTGTCTGTAAGTTCAGCCAAAGAATGTTCTCCTTTGTAACCACCAGTTTTTTGGTCAAAGTCAAGCTTGTGATAAAGATCGCCGATCGATCCTTCGAGTTCTTTGTCATATTCAGGTTTATTAGGATTAAGTTCTGGATACTTGCTCCTTACGGAATTTACGTCTTTAGCAGTAGTTGAAGCTACTTGCTCAAGTCGTCTTGTTTCGTTAAAACCTGTCATACCTTCTCGAAGACGAGTGTTCTCTGCCTTTAACTCATTAACGGTTTTTGAATATTTACCGTCAAGTTTATTCATAGCATTAGCTATGTCAGCAGCGTCGTTAAATCCTTCTGGTGTAAAAGCTTGTGCTTCTTCCACTTGTGCTTCTTTAATTTCAGCTTTCGCTTCTGTTAAAGTTACTCCAGCTTCCTTAGCATATTTCCTAAGAGTATCAGGATTATTAAGGACTTGTTGATACTGAGAAATTGTTTTCTTAGCATTAGCAAGTTGCTGGTGAACAGCAGACTGAGGATTAGGATCAAGTTTAGTTCCCTTTTCAGTTAACTTTACTTTTTCTTCTGAGTTGTTCTCAGTTACCTGAGTTTCCTCCTCATTAACAACTTCATCTCTAACTTCTGACGTTTCTGACGTTTCTGACGTTTCTACGTTTTCGTTAGATGATAAACCATCGTCCATCACTACAGAACCTTCTTCCATGTCTTCCTTTCTAGCCCTTCATGCTGACCTGACGCTGTTTGGTGACGGGCTGCGAAGCCCGAGTCCTGCTCTGAAGCAGAAAGGCGGTAATTTGTTATTATTTATATAATAGGGGGGGATGTTATTATTTGTGACAGATATAGATTAGTTTAACCTCTTACACCAGTTTTTCTATGGGTAGCAATTCCTGTTTTTTCATCAAACTTCCAATATATTGGATAAAAAATACGATTCCAATCACAGTGTTTACATTTAAAACGATATCTTTTTTTATCAACACAACGGTAGACATGATTTTTACAAACAACGTTTCTTGGTGTTTGATTAGAATAAAAAGTTTTTTGTTTAAAGATTTGATCTTCTTGTTTAAATTCAATCCTATTGTTTTTTGGATTCATCTTAGGAGTCATTACAGGAACCGTAACATCTTCTTCAATCCACTCTTCTAAAGGTTTGTCAAATTTCTTATTCATCTATTTTAACTCTTCCTGCTTTGATTTCAGATTCTAAATCTTTTTTAGTTTGAATATAATAATTAAGATCATTGAAGAATTTTTTTATTAATTTATGTTGACCTGAAAGTTCATCTACTTGTACTTTTTTTGGTGTAATAAAGATTTTAGATAATTTTTCAGAAATAGTTACAACTTCTCTAACTTCATGTACAGTGTTTTCTATAATTGTATTTTCAATATATTTTTTAGTTGAATTAAAATAATCTATTATAAAAGCAAATCTTTCATCAGTAAGTAATTCTTCTGCTGCATCAGCAGAATTTTTAATAGATTTTTCTTCTTCTTTTGAAATTCTTGTAATTTTTGCCATAAATTCCTTTATCCATTTACTATTGGTGGTATATATATCTGCTCTATTGTATTTATTATTGATTGTACTGTTTTAGTTAATGTTTTATAAATCATACAATATTTTGTAAATTATAGTTTTTTTGGTTTTCAGGTAATCCTTGTTGTTCAGCTTGGTTAGGATCAAAGTTCATAGCTCCTTCCATATTTCCAGCACCACCAGCACCACCAGCACCACCAGCACCACCAGCACCAGTTGTTACAGGAGGTTGAGGTTGCTTCATCATGTTAATCTCTTGTTGTGATTGTAAATATTGTAAATGTTTATTAACATACTTTTCTACTAAATCAGCTATTTCAGGTGGTAACTGTTCTACGTTTTGAAAGTGCATATTAGCAGCAACCATTAAATCTTCATGTTGGTCTCTAATTAAAATTTCAGGCATTTGACCACGCTCTAACATATTCATATCTCTTTTAGCTTTTTCATCGATTGACATAATAACATCACCAACATCTTCCATCTCTGGAGTGGCATCAATTAAAGCTTCAACTGCTGGTACGATATCAATTTGAACTCTACCTTGAGAAGTTGTTTCAATTCCTTGTAAAACAGTGATTGAATTTTGTAAAGAAGCTTGTCTTGAAGCAGGTGTTTGTTTTTGTATTTTTTCAGAATTAACAGAAACAATAAAGTTTGCAGTTACTTGTTTAGGAGAAATAGAAACTAAATCACGAACACCTCTTTTACCTGTAACTGAGAATGTTTGCTCCTCGGTAACATACTGAGCATTAAGTTCTTGAAAATGTTCACCAGTTGGTTTTAATACTTGTTCACCAAATAGATCAATAATCATCTTCATGTTAGTATCAATATTTTGGTCAATAATCTGAGCACCTCTAGCAGTTTGATTAACAGACTGTGAAGCAACACCCGATGCGTAAAGTGAAGAAATACCACCTGCTCGTTCAATCTTGTTACCAAGTTCTTGAGCCATATTAATAGCTGCGCGAGTATTGTCTTGAGTTCTAATCTGTTGAACCTGACCAGCATCACCCATAACTCTGATAACTCCATCTGGACGTTTTCTAAACTGCCAATTAGGTGTCTGAGAAGCTGCTGAGCCAGCAATCCACATATCATTGTTGATTTGTCTGATATTAGTCATTGTCTGATTTAAAACCTCGGTGGCAGCAATTTGTAAATCTCCAACTACATCAACTAAAGCAACTGCGTGATATTCATCATCTTCTGGGAATGGACAAAAATCAATATAAGGATAATGACCATGCCAATAACGATTGTTAGTATCTGTATTAATAATTGTTTCTTCTTCAAAAGGTTGATAAAAAACTTGACCATCTTTGGTGTGCATACACATCATTGGGACATGAGCAGCTTTAAAAGCTAAATCTTCTTTATAATCAGCATCAGTTGCACGTTCCATTTCGTATTCAAGTAACTTACCAGAGATACCAGAATCTTTAAGTCTTTTTAAAAACTTCTTATCCCAATAAGCTTTTTCACCTTTTCCTTCAAGTAATTCATTTTCATCAAGCATATCTCCAACATTTTGTTGGATTAATTCAATAATATAAGGTTGTTCTTGTAAAAGAGGATTATTTCTATCTGGAATTAAAATGTTATTGTATCGAACAAATTTAGCATCAGCACGGTCAAGAACATCTCTCATTAATTTAGATCTTTTAACATTGCCTTTTTCATCTTTTTCTTCAATACTAATTGCTTTCTGATATTTCCAACCAGTTTTCATATAACCACGACCTGCTAGGTATGCACTAAAAATCATACGATAGTAAAGGGTGGTCATCATCAATTCACCAATTTCCCAATTAAGAAAGTCTTGATTAATTTGACGAACTTCATAATCTTCATCTCTACGAACATCAAGTCTAATAGAACTCATGTTTGGATTTGATCTAGAAAGATAATTTCTAACCATAGGAAAGACGTGAGGATCTACTAAAGAATAATCCCACTCATAAGTGTCGTCAGTGTTGAGAATACCCTTGTAAAGATTCTTATTAATTTCTACTCTATCAAAGGCATCTTGATTGATTTCTTTACACTTCTGATAACGTCTGTTGATTATGTCTGGAAGATTATTTTTTGTTGTCATATTTTTAATATTAAGGTTTATTTGGTTTCTTTGTGACTCTACTTAAATTTATTATTCTGTTGATATCCAATTATAAAAAGTTTAGATTTAAGTCTTAAATCTTTTAAGATTCTCATATATTGTCTACGAGACAACTTAAGTGCTTTAGCAAAAGATCCATGATCAATTTTAAATCCATTGTCTCTAAGTAATTGAAAAACAAAAACTAATTTATCTCTTTCTTCTAAATTATAAAGTATTTGAATAATCATCTCTTCATATTCCATATTATCTTCAATGCGTTTTGAATTAAAACAGTTATCACTTGGATCAAATTCAGTGTTATCATCACGAAAACCTCTTTCAAGTTCTGAAAAATTAACAGAAATGGGAATAAAGTTTCCTAATCCTTTAGCTAATTTAAATCGTTTATTACCCATTTGTCCTTTCTACCAACTTTCCATTAGAAACCTGAAAGGGTGAAATTATTTTATGATGTATAGTGCTTTTAATTTCTTTAGAAATTCTATTTCTACTTAATTGATTTTGATAGTTTTGACCGTTTTGACGATACCATAATAAAGTATTAGCTTTACCAAAGGTGTAACCATTGAACATTGCTCTTATCCAAAAATCCCAATCTTCAAAAACAGGTAATTCTTTAAACCCATTTAGTTTTTCATAAACTTTTCTGTGCATCATTGAAGTAACTCTAATATCACATCTATTACTTATTATATTTTTAGGTGTAAGATTGATTGGAGCTTCCACTAATAAATTCTGTTCTACTGCTCCAAATAATATCTGATTGGTATAAGCAATATCTTTGTTAGCAATAACCTTTCCACATTGCTGAATAAAGTCAGGAGCTAATTTATCATCTGCATCAACGAAAAGTAGTATTTTACCAGTACTTAATCTCACACCAATATCTCTAGCAAAGCTCACACCTTTGTTTTTCGGAAGTATTATCGAAGTAGCTAAAGCATGAGCCTTTGGATTTTCTGAACCATCATCAACTAGAATTACTTCTTTTGGAATTACAGTTTGATCTTTAATAGATTGCATACATTCATCAAGCTGTTTTGGTGACTTATTGAAATTAGTAACTACGATTGATAAATTAGCTTTCATTTTGTTTTAATTTTGCTTTCATTTTGTTTTGTTGTATCCTCTTGTAACGGTCTTTTTAATTTCTCTTAAAACCTCTTTCATGTAGGCTAGACTATCTTTAAGATTTTGAATTTCCAACGCCTGAGCTTCAAATAGCTTAGGTAACTTTCTTATAGCATCTTTTGTGCGTACATCTATCATCTGTGTCTCCTTTTTAATATTGAACTTCTTTTGGTAAGCCAACTTCTTTTCTTGTTCACCCAATCAGGTTCTTCCTTTTTATCAGGAGAGAACGCATCCACATTAACAAAGAAATATTCCATCATTGTTCGTGGGTGAGAAGTCCAATTATGAATTGGTAATGCGATTGGGGTCGTAGATTGAGAGTTTTCTTGTCGCTCAGGATAGCGAGAAGATTTAATTGCTTCATAAAAGTATTCATTACGAGGATTTGCGTTAATTTCAAAACCTTGTTGAAGTTCAATTTTAGTTTTTTCACGTCTAAAGTAAAAATCATTTTTATCTAAGCATTGGATATAAACTCCAACTTCTTCAAGAACTTGTCTAGTAGAAATACCAGTTTGGATTGAACGTTTCTTAACATCAGGGTCACCAAAGTGAATACCTTTAGGATATTTTTTAAACTGTTCAATGGCTTTTAAGTCATCATCGTTATAATCAAACTTAGAATCAATAGCACCTCTAAAAAAAGGCATATAATATTGAATAACTTTATCTTCATTTGTGTAAGAATCTACCAATCTCCATTTTCCATTAGATTTATTCTTTTGGAAAAAACCAATCGAAACTCCATCTAAACCAAAATCCCAAGAGAAATAAGCAGGTGAGTTCATTAATAAAGGAAATTCTCCATAAGTAGCATTATCAATTTCTGGATATACACGTCCAGTCATAGATAATTCCCAGTTACGCATAATTTCACGATTAAAATCTTGTACACTACGACGAGATCTTTCTCTTTCTAACCAAGCTTTATCTTTTCTAGGATCAAGTGTATAATCAAGTTCAATAAGTTTAATTTTCTCTCCATCTTTACCAAATCTTAATCTTTTAGCTTTTCCAGGTCTAATACCAGGTGTAGTAACAACAATTCTACAATTTGTGGTATCAGCAGTAGATCCCCAAGCTGCGGTATTCCCACACCAAGATGCAATTCCATTTCTTCTAATATAAAGAGAGTGATATGGGGTGGTAACACAATATGCATAGTCATTATATTTGACTATCTTCTTATCAAGACTGGCTATCTGAGCATGAGGTTTAAGTCCAATATTTAGTAGATATATTCTTTTCCATTTCTTATTTCTATCAGCATATGTAATCCTTGAGCGAAAACCAACTTTTTGACAAAGTTCTTGGAAATCATCTGCAAGTTGTTTTGATGTAGTTGCATACATCATCTTATTTACTCTATCTTTTCTATTTGTAATACAACCATCACCAGCCATAAGTGAATCAAACATGATTTTGAGTAGGTCTTTATTCAGATTAAGATATTTTCGTGGGATATGCTTCCGATGTGCCTTTCCTAGAGAAATGAGTTCATCAAACATATTTCCTGGTAAGTCACTTGCTAAAATCCTAAAACTGGAAACATAATACTTAATCTTAAAACCCATTCTCAACAACAAATCTTCAATTTGTTTTTTACCATCTTTCTTTACTTGGGCTATCTCAACATAATAATGACCATTTTTGTTAGCAAAACATCCTTCTGAAATATACCACCCAAGAAACTCCATGAAATCTTCTACATCAAAACCATAAATCTTCTCTGGTCTATCTCCGCCCACATAATTAGAAATAAGTGGTATATAGTCATGATTCTGGTTATATACCTCATCAGCTCTGCGGTAATACATCTTTCCTACAGATTGTTGATACCTAGACTTATCTTTATTCAGGTTTAGAAATTTCCTCACCCCACTTGGAGAGTATCTCTTTTTTAAGAGTAATTTATGATTAGCGGTGCACGATATATCTACAGATTTGCTTTTAAACTCATAAAGATTCTCGGCATAAACTTTGTGTAATTTAGTCACTGGCATATACTTAGCTAAGCCAGTTTCTATATCCATAGAATAAACCATATCCGATGTGTCGCAATCTTTTATTAACTTCCAACCGCAGTCGGTTAGAACCTCTGCATCAGCTCTCCAACAGTCGTTATCCCAAAAAGCAAATTCATCAAGAAGAATAGATCTTTGACGACCACCACGAGAGAAGTTTTGATTACTAGACTCACCAGAAATAGAGTTACCATTATCTGGATTTACTAAAGACATGTAATTAAAATGACGATCTGGATTATAACTATCAGGAAGAATAAACTTAGGAAGTCTACTCATCATGTAATCAATTTTACCAAAAAGTGATTCTTCTTTATTACCTACAACTCCACCACGTCTATTATCAACATAATCCTCCTTACGAGAACCAATAAGAAAATTAGAAGCAGGTGTAGTCAACCAAAGGTAAATATAACAGCCTAATATTGTATAAGTTGCACCCATTTCACGACATTTCTCAACAAAAACATCTTCGCCATCACGAATAGCAGCTAAAATTTCTCTAATTAATCGTTTTTGAAAGGGAAATGGTCTGAACCTATGATGATAAGGCTCTCTTTTTGGGTCAAATGTATATAAAAAGGTTTCAAAGAAATATATAGGATCTTCAAAAGCCTTCTTTTTCATCTCTTTTAAAGTAGCTTCTAATTTTTTAGCTTCTTTTGGAGATATTTGTGTAAGGTTATCCATTAATTAACAATATCATATAATTTAGTAAATGTCACTTATTAATTTATTATATTTAGGTTTTAAAACTTCTGGAGAAAATTCTTTTTTAGCTATCTCAAAAGCTAAATTTTTATCAGGTAAATTTTTAGTCCATTCATCAATCTTTTTAGCCATTGCATTAATATCAGAATAATAACAATCAATAATTTCTCTTGCTAGAAAAGTATCTTTTGATTTAACTGGTATTAACCAATCCTTTGGAAGTAACTTATTGTTTGGAGATATATCAGTCATCATTACTGGTAATCCTGACATTAAAGCTTCATTTGTAGTAAGTGAAAGTCCACCATATCGTCTAGGTAAAATATAAGCATCGAAACCATAGTAAAGATCAGAAACTTCTTTTACATTAGAGATAACATATTTAACACGAGGATCATCAATTATATACTTGTTTGGTAATTTATGTTGAGATTTAATAACTAATTCAAAATCTTCTTTAGCTAATTTAACAGCTTTTAATAAGTCTAGTGTACCATTTCTATCTTTATAAGCTAATGTTCCAACTATATGTAAAAATCTTGGTTTAGGTTTGATTGTGTTATTCTCATAAAAAGCTTCTTCAAATTCATCAGGATCAGTTGGTGGTGGTAAATACATAACTCTATCTTTACCAAAGCGTTCTTTCATTTCCTCAATCATCCAATAAGAGGGCATTAAAAATAAATCAGGTGTAGGTAACCAAGGAGCTTGCAAGTTTTCACAAAATTCATAGTTTGTTTGAATTATGGTTTTAATATTAGAATCATTACAAGCTTTAATTAGATAAAAGTTGTATGGATTTTCTACTGCAAAAACATAATCTAAATTTTTAATAAAACTAATAATATCATAATTCTTTGGAAAGCCATCAACAATGACTGTTTTATAATCAGAATACCATTCAGGGTGAAACTCTTTATTTTGAGAAAAACCACGAGAATCAATTATCATTATCTTGTCTGGATTAATTAACTTAGTTAAACGTTTAGTTTGTATACCTATACCAGAATCATTAGCAAAAACTAAAATTCCTACCATATCTGTTCTTTATCATATTTTTTATCATTTTTTCTACCATCAAGATTATAACTTCTCTTAATACCTCCCTTTGGAAAGAAAATTGTAATCTTGTTATCTTCCCAA